GCGACAACGAGTCAGTAAAAGAAGACGAATTGGCAGTTATCAAAAGACTATCCGGTATATAATACCAAATTCTCCACTAGACAACAGATAAATAAGTGTGTATATTATTCTTTATGTCTAATATACATTAGGCAAAAAACAAAAACAAACATAGGCACAATAGGAGGCTTACATCATGGCTACACTAGCTGAAATAAGAGCGAGATTAAAATCTCAAGAAGTGAATCGCTCCACTTCATCAACAGGCGGCGACAACGCCATCTACCCACACTGGAACATACAGGAAAATCAAGAAGCAGTAGTGCGTTTCTTACCTGACAAGGATCCAAGCAACACTTTTTTCTGGACTGAAAGAGCAATGATCAAATTGCCTTTCGCTGGAATTAAAGGACAAGCGGATTCAAGACCAGTACAAGTACAAGTACCGTGCATGGAGATGTATGGAGAAACTTGTCCAGTTCTAACAGAAGTTAGACCCTGGTTCAAAGACAAGTCAATGGAAGACATGGGCAGAAAATATTGGAAGAAGAAAAGTTATATATTCCAAGGTTTTGTGTTACAAAATCCATTGAGTGATGACAAAACATCAGAGAATCCGATAAGAAGATTCATTATCGGTCCACAAATTTTTAACATAATCAGATCTGCGTTACTGGATCCAGAAATGGAAGAGTTACCAACTGATGCTGTGAGAGGTGTGGATTTTAGAATAACCAAAACATCCAAAGGTGGATATGCTGATTACTCTACTTCAAAATGGAGCAGAAGAGAAAGAGCTCTAGACGAAGCAGAAAGAGCAGCCATTGACAAGTTTGGCCTGTTTAATCTAAATGACTTCAGACCCAAGAAGCCCACTGATGCAGAACTAAAAATAATCAAAGAATTATTTGAAAAATCTGTAGAAGGTGAAGCATATGATCTGGAAAAATATGGTCAATATTTTAGACCAGCTGGCGTGTCGATTCCTGCAAATGGATCAGCATCAGCACAGACATCAGCATCAACATCAGTATCTACTCCGGTCAACGGAGAAGCAATTGTTACCAAAGTAGAAGCGGTAATAGCGGCTCCTGCAGCAGCAGCACCTCAGCCATCAACTGATAGTGCTAAAAGAGCAGAAGATATCTTGAAATTGATTAGATCAAGACAAAGCAAATAATAACACTAATTTCTTTTATTGGCTCCAGCGGATTGACACTGGAGCCAATTAGTGTTAATATAAGAACATAGGAGTAAAAAAAATGACAAAAGTATTTGACGCAACAAAATTTAGAAAAAGTATTACGAAATCAATTCAAGGTTTAGGTTTAGGATTTAATGATCCCACAGACTGGATCTCTACAGGCAACTACGCATTAAACTATTTGATATCTGGAGATTTTAACAGAGGTATTCCTCTAGGCAAAGTATCTGTGCTAGCAGGAGAATCAGGTGCAGGTAAGTCTTACATAGCATCGGGAAACATAATCAAGAATGCACAGGCACAAGGCATCTATGTAATACTAATTGATACTGAGAATGCGCTAGACGAAAAATGGCTTAAAGCACTAGGTGTGGACACAGATGAGAAGAAATTATTAAAATTAAGTCTTTCCATGGTAGATGATGTGGCTAAAACAATATCAGAATTCATGAAGGGTTATAGAGAAGAAAACCCAGATAATAAAGAAACTGCTCCTAAGATTTTATTTGTAATAGATTCGTTGGGTATGTTATTAACTCCAACAGATGTTAATCAGTTTGAAGCAGGAGAGATGAAAGGTGATTTGGGTAGAAAACCCAAAGCTCTAACATCCTTGGTTAGAAATTGTGTTAACATGTTTGGTTCTTGGAACGTAGGCATGGTATGCACGAATCACACGTATGCTTCTCAGGATATGTTTGATCCAGATGATAAAATTTCTGGAGGACAAGGATTTATCTATGCATCATCTATTGTGATCGCAATGAAAAAATTAAAATTAAAAGAAGACGAAGCAGGTAATAAAATTACTGAAGTAAGAGGTATTCGAGCAGCATGTAAAGTTATGAAAACTCGATATGCTAAACCTTTTGAAAGTGTACAAGTTAAGATTCCATATGACACAGGCATGGATCCTTACTCTGGATTAGTTGACTTGTTTGAGAAACAAGGAGTAATAGTGCAATCCGGCAACAGATTAAAATACATAGACAGCAAAGGCAAAGAACATCTAGAATACAGAAAAGATTGGGATGGAGATAAATTAACAATGATAATGAACGATTATCTAAATGTTAAACAGCCAGAACCAGAAGAAGAGAGTGAAAAAAAAGAAACTAAAAAAGAAAAAAAATAAAGAAATAAAAGGACGCTACACACACTTTGGCAAAAATGTTTGGGTTTTTTATTATAATAAAATATTGTAGAAGATGAAAAAGAAATTAAAAAAAAGAGAATCAAAAAAATCAACAAAGATTGATTCTGTTTATTCATTCTACAATGATGTAGAAAAATTACATGCAAAAGTAAAAGTGTTAGAATTAGGAAAATATGCACCTTTAGTACTTGCTGTTGAAACTCTTAAACAAAAAGTTTTAAATTTTAAACAAAGACCAGGAATAACAACAATAGAATAAAAATAAACATGCAAGAATTCACACACGAAGAAATAGAACAGATATGGAACTCAATCAATCACTATGTGCCTGATAGGCAGAAAGTGGATTGTGCCGTGGACTTCATCAAGACATTGGTAGATATCGGCGTTCCAACCAAGGTGATCAAATCCTCTGGAGAGTATGACGAGAAATTAGAAGCGGCGATCGAAAGCGTGTTTGCCGAAGACGAAGAAGATGGATACGACGAATAATGAGCTGGTACACAAAAGTAAGTCAGGATATTAGTTTAATACCTGATTGTATAAAACATTTCGATCAAGAGTTTGAAGCAGCAAGAAAAGAAATATATATCTTTGGAAATCTTGAAAAATCAGCAGCATCATTGCCAGGAGTGGTGGAACAACGATTCAATCAACTGCAAGAAATAGAAGCTATATTAGAATATCTCAATATAGAAAATAGAAGATTAAGATCTAAAACATTTAAAAAATTCCTAGAAAATTACAACAGAGCACTAACATCCAGAGATGCTGACAAGTATGTGGACGGAGAGTCAGATGTGGTGGACATGGAAAAAATTATCAATGAATTTGCTCTATTAAGGAACAAATGGTTGGGCATAACCAAGGGATTGGATCAAAAACAATGGCAGTTGACCAACATAGTTAAACTGCGAGTGGCTGGTATGGAAGATGCCACGATCAGATAGAATAATACTCACAGACGTCGACGGTGTACTATTAGAATGGGAAGACCATTTTAGTAAATGGATGGCGACCAAAGGATTTCCAAAATTACCCAACACAGAGCATGAATACGACATGAGCCTGAGATATGGCATACACCGAGATCTTTCACGAGAATTGATTAGAGAATTTAACAAGAGTGCATGGATGAGTACACAACAACCTATGCCTGATGCACAAACTTGGGTAAAACTATTGCATGCAGAAGGCTGGACATTTATACCCATAACATCACAAACATCAGACATACCTGCACAAGAATTAAGAAAAAGAAGATTGGCAGAGCTATTTGGAGGCACTGTGTTCACAAATTATTTTATATTAGAAACAGGAGATCACAAAGATGCAGCACTGGCAGAATTCCACGGCACAGATTTATGGTGGGTGGAAGACAAATGGACCAATGCTAAAAAAGGTTTAGAATATGGTTTACGACCATTGTTATATGATCATGACTACAACCAGGGTTTAGAAGATAAAAATATCATCCGAGTAAATAACTGGCAACACATATATAAAATCATACATGGTAAAAAATAAAAAAATATTAGTAATGGGATTACCGGGATCAGGCAAGAGCTATCTAGCCGACAAACTGACCAACATATTAGGAGCAGAATGGTTAAATGCAGACAGGGTGCGTGAAGCAGCCAATGATTGGGATTTTTCACCTGAAGGCAGGACTAGACAAGCAG